TTAATTACTTCTACTTCATCAAGTCTGACTTCATAGCTCCCTACTGTCTCGTCGAATACTACTTTCCATTCTATATGATGCCATGTTGCCCATTTAACATACCCTGCTACGGTTATGTCATAATACTTCGGCCATGTACTTGTGCTAGGCCAATATGACGCGGGATCGGAAGTACTATTCGCGCCTACTCCTATCTCTATACTCCCAGCTTCATTAGTACATCGGATTGCTGCCACGCAATTAGCCTCCCGGTCATATACTGTCATAATCGGGCTACTAGCTGCCGTATAGCCGGGATATACATAGAAAGCGAATCCCATAACAAAACCATTGTAGAACTCTGGCAGATTCTTTCGGAGTATAGAAGTATACCAACTAGAGTAGGATATTAGTGCTTGCTCTTGCAGTCCTTCTCTTCTGCACCTGTTTGTCTCATTAGTGATTATAGCATGTTCTCCCACTCCCTCTTCGTCGGAATCCCATTTTCTAATTAAATGTTCCTGATCGTAGTGGTCGAACCCATCACAAAATACTAGCGCCATTTACTTTACTCCTACCAAGTGGACACCACTAATCCGCCCTCTATGCTTTCTACTTCATTAAAAGTCCACGCACTCCCGGTTGCAGGGTTGATGCTGTAAGGCTTACAATAATGCTTCAGTTTATCTTGTATTCTAAATTCTTCGGAGTCGTAGTCAGTACTACTGATTCTCAAGCGATGTTTCAACTTCATGGTCCCGGCATCGGTCTTCTTCAATGCACTCACCTTTTGGATGCCTTGGATATTACTATACTCTGGAGTATATTCTTCCTTCTCATAAGTGTAGGTCTCTGCTGCTCCTTGAGTATTTGTACTAGCATAAGATTCATAGTCTATGTAAGGAGCGATATAATCAGGAACAGACCATGTGTAGTTTGTAAACCAGCCTCCTCTCCATGAATCCCAATACTGATACGATGTATGCAGATCGACCCATACTTTATTATTTGCTACCGTTCCACTCCACTGATTGTAGTTTCCATTATTTTCATTTACTACATACGCTTTTACTGATGCGTATGGTCCCAATAAATCATTTCCAACACTCCCAGAAGTGTCTAGTACATAAAGGTCTTGGATTAAAGTCACATCCCAATTGTTCTTGCATATCGCTATGGAGTTAATTGTCGGACCACCAACAGGGTCTACTGCATGACCAGCTCCAATGGTAGGTATACCAAATTGGCTGTAAATAGTACTTCCGTCGTAGCGTACTTCATAACTCCCATTGGTTTCGTGAAATACTACCTTAAACTCTACATGATGCCAATCAGATGTGTAATGAGGGTATTCTCCTACTGCATAAGTAAAACTGTTTTCATAATAGTCATGTAAGCTAGAGCTAGGAGAGCCTGCGAAATTGTTTGTTCTGTAGATTTTATTAGGAGTACAACCAAATATTACTCTTCTCTTTATAACGGAGCCTGAACCGATGTAGCCTGTATCTGCATAATCGTCCATTTTCAATGCAGCTATTATAACTGAATTACGATCCAATACTACTACTTGAGGAGAGTGTCTCATACTAGCAAAACCATATAGGTCAGAATAGGACCATACACCATTTCCACCCAATAATCTGTCGGACAGATCGCTTAAACACCAAGAAGAATTATTATTGTACCAAAATCCAAATATTACTCCATTATAAGTTTCTTTGAAATGCTTTCTAATTACCCCACTGTAACCGCCCCAATGTCCAAGCATACCTCCCGGTCTTCTACTCCAATACTTCATGCCCCCCTCGCAAGGGTATATGACCCAATTACTTACTCCCTCATCGTTACCATCCCACTTTCTACTGAGTCCATCGCTACAACGGTATCCATCATCCCCTATACTACCTGCTTCTCCTATCCATAAAGGAGACACCTCAGCACCGCTCGGTCCTCTAATGGTACTATAATGGTCGAAGCTATCACAAAATACTAGTGCCATATTTACTTTCCTATGTAGGAGGCAACTCTTCTTCTGTTGGGCTGTGGTCCCAGAGAAATACTACAAAGTCTTCGATACAAAACGGAACATCTGTAGGATCGGCCGAAAGTACTTCTATTGCTTCTTGATACCATCTAGAATAAGGATCGCCAGTTCTAACCACTTCAACTACTTCCTGAGTATGCCTTGCTGATGGAAATCCTGTTCTCAATACTTCTACTACTTCCTGTGTGTACCTTAAAACTCCCGGTGGCAATACTCTTTCCCAGAATTGTACTTTGATCTCTCCATAAGTTTCGGGCCATGATAATCGGTCTATGTTAGGCTCTTCGAGAATTAAATCAATATCTACTACAGGAAGAGTTTCTAAGTCATAGTCATTTCGTATGAGAATAAACCTTAACTTAGGCTGATTGTATTGATTCATGCCCCATACTATTACTCCATCGGCATGATTTAAAATTTGAGTTATGTACTGCTTTGCACTGGTTTCACTCCTTATATAAATACTTATTCCCCGGTTCTCATTGAATAAAGTAATTGATGCTGCCAAGAAAGAATCTGCATCTAAGTACTGCTCATCTACTCCAGCTAGCTCTACCATTACATACCATAAAGCATGTGCAGGGTTGTAGTCGAAGTACCCCGGTCCATTCTCATCGTATGTTGATTTATAAGCCAACTACTAGCTTCCTCCCCCATCGAAGTATGTTCCGAAAATAAAACCTTCGTTTATTATATCACCATTAAAAGTCAAAGTAATGTATTGTCTGTTTCCCGGTATCCAGTTTCCCTCCTGAAACATTACTTCCATCCTAGCATAGCACTCATCAAATGCTATTGACCAGCTAGTAATAAGCCCCATTTTTACTCCAAAAATCCATTCAATCTCGTCTCCATCATAGAAGTTTCCTATGTAGTAAGGGTCTCCTGTATAGTAAGGGTCTAGTTCTCTTTCAATTTTTGTCGGGCCTATAGTACACATTTCAGCAGAAGTCATATCAATCGTAGTATTACTACACTCATGGTAAAAGGTATACTTTTCTACACCAGTATCAAATACTACTTTCAGCCTTACTGGATAGCCCACAGGATCGCCATAATCATATATGTAGTTTCCGTCCTCGTAGAATGAGGGAGTCCATGCCTGAAAAGTTATTGTGTCAGTTTCAATGTTTATTACTTGTGAAGTAGTCTTTCCATTGATAGCAAATATTGGTGCGGGTATTAGGTCGGGGAAGTAGCCGTATATAGGATAAAAGCTATACCCTGTCGAGTCTACTACTCTTTCATTGAACTGAACTTTTATCTCCCCGTATGTATCCATGAAACTACTTCTCTCGATAGCAGGTTCGGACAGCAGTATAGACTCGTCCACTATTGGGAGATTGCCAACTGTGTAGTCCTCTCTTATTAGTTTTAAATGGAGAGTACTGTCTATATCATAATAAAGTACTCCTTCTATGTGAGCTAAAATATTTTTAATATAGTTTATAGCGTTGCTGTGATCCGACTCTCGTACTTGAACTCCTTTTCCTTCACCATGAACTACTTCTGCTGCTGCCAAAAAAGAGGTAGGGTCTATCCACTCCTCGGGCATACCAAGGCTATTCACTAGAACATACCAAATGGCGTGAACCGGATTGTAGTCGTAATCCCCTATTATAGTATAAGCACCCATATTACTCCTATGGATCGAAAGAACAGTCGGGAGTTTTCTTTATTACAAACTTCATCGTTGGGCATCGGTTATAAGTATTAATCATGTTATCATAGAAGTAAGCATAACACTGTCCTCGGTACGGTATGTTGTAATTGAGGTCTGGTATACTACCTGCTTGGAGCATTTGTGTACCTAGTGTGCCGTGAGCAGGTTGATCCATCGTACCGAAGTAGAAAAAACACATTCCCTGTAATATGTTTGCACTATCGTCTGATCGGTAAGCATTTAATGTTATCTGTTCTACATAGTACTCATTTATTCCATAGCCAGTGGAGTCTGTTGCAGCTAGCTGAATACTGTAGTCTTCTATTAGGAGTAAAGTGGCCCAACCTTGAGCGGGTCTGTTCAGTTCTCCTGCCCATACTACTTTGTCGTCTTTGTAAATAGTATACAGAGTATCAACTGGACCTAGGCAAATTCCCATCGCCCACGACAAGTAATACCTATAACCTGTTACTACGTCTTCACTCCCCCCGAATATACCTCCTGAGCCTACTTCCTCAGTAATGTTCATCATTCGGTTGTTTCCGTACCATAGTAAATTGCCAGTGAGTTTTGTGGTGCCTAGTACATCAGGAAGTGGCATACCTTCCTGATTCGTCATTATCTCCACATCCTTCATCGGTTCGCCGGGAGTAGGTCGATCTGGTACTAGTGGGTCTATCATACCACCTAAACCCATACCTAAAGTAAAACCGTAAAATGCTCCCCACGGTCCACCTGCTATGTAGCCTATTACTCCACCTATTATGCCACCTACCCACTGACCTACTGTACCCATTTACTTCACCACCCTAAATGCACATCGTTTTCTTCCATTCCAATAGGAGTCCATTCTATTTATTTTCTCTACTCCTATTATGCTAACTGCCTGATAAATGTAGTCTTCAAATACTATCCCACAATGCCCCACTACACCACCTAGCCTAAACATTATTAAATCTCCGTCCGTTAACTCAGGCATACTTACTTCTCTAAAACTTCTTTTTCTCCTAACCTTAAACTCATTATATAATCTCTCTTCCTTCTCATGGTAGTTCCAATAAATATGGTACTTGGGAAGAGTACTATTCCCGATTTTTATTGCTCCTACATTCTTGTAAGCAGCAAGCACAAAGCCAACACAATCCGCTCCTACTCCTTTTACTGCACACCTATGTCGATACGGTGTTCCTCGCCAAGACTCTAACTCCTGTAGTAGTTTATTCTTATTAGAATCTGATTCAAAATAGTACTTCACTAAACTGCCCATGTAGACGGATTATCTAGTGGGATATAAGGATGCCCGAAGAAGTTTAACTGATTGGAGAACTTGTCAATGCAAGTTCCTATAAGTTTATCACAACCGGGGTAAGCATAGATCGACTGCCCGGCAGTAAATCCCGGCATGGAGAATCTAATCTTAATAACACTTCCAGTGTGGTCTACTATCATGCGATGGTAGTCTCCCCACTTGATATATCCCCTTGTGTAGTACCCATTTGCTTGTGCGCTAAATGTTGTACTAGTCAAAGAAGTTCCATCATCTTCCACTGTAGTAATTGTCGGGTTTATCTGGTAAGCTGCTGCTGTCGGACCACCGCCGTAGGAGCATCTTGCATCGAATAGATCGTTGTTGCAAGACACTTGCCACCTATATCTAGGTATCCTAGTATTTAACCAGTGCTCAAATCCGACACATTGTACTCCTGCTACATTACCATCAAAGGAGACAGTTTTTATCTGCCCGATAAATACTACACTAGTTTCTGTCGGCAAGTCTGCAAAATATCTTCTTATCTCCACCCATATTAGTTCTACAGGATTTTGAGAAATATACTCCACTACCGGATCACTTATGTATGTGAACTGAATGGTTAATTTACTTACTTCAAATTGAGTGTCGTACTTTGCAGTTCCTCTAGTAATAGTTGCCGGAGTATAGGTATGAGTGTCGTAAATTATCGGAGCATTATGAGAAGTATAATACCAATTGGTTCCACCATCTCTCCAAAAGTGGTAGAGTTCTATTGGCTTTTTCTTCTGCCCTTCTTCTATTGCTATGTATCCACTAGTATGATTTTTCATGTCTATAATGTAGTTGTAGTGTATACTCCTGATCTGAGAATATTAGAAAGATTTATCTCGCTTTCAGCTACTTCTTCGGTCAAATAAGTGATCTCAAGATCATCGGTCGCAAACCTACCGAATACTAGAAAAGAGCACATCAGATTTAAAGTAGAAGTAATTGTATACCCTACGGCAGAGTCTAATTGCAGACTAGTCGCTGTAGGAGCACTTACTATTCTCTTCGGGTTTACCTGTGTACCATTAGGGAGTGTTATGAGAATGAATCTCCCATAAGCATCATTGTACCTGTAGTAAGAATCCCACTCTATGTCTTCGATCTCTATTGTGGTATCTGTACTAGTAAACGGATCAGTAATTACTACATCATCCAACCATGTCGGATACCAGAAGTTCTCATATCTCCCTTTGCACTCATCGAAAAACTTTACTACATTATATATGTCTGCTTTCGACTCAAACAAGTGAACCGTTTTATTAGACAGCGATCCTTCGTTGGAGAAGGAGTAGCTATATGCTTTGCCTAAGAACTTTGTGAGAAATGGAAATACTTCTACTTGATCTCTTATCTTACCTACCCAATTTGGCTTGCGGTCAAAAACAGCAGAGCCATTGTAACTAGAGTAACTACTTCCTGAAAATGTCCTGCAAGTAACATCATCATCGAACTCCTCCAATACTTCCACCATGAATCTTTGCGGTATAAAACTAGTTTCGTATATAGTATCGTATGAATTAGTGACTAGTCTCCCTTGTAGCACAGGATACACATCTGTCGCAGACTGCCAAGTACCTGTAAAAGCACTGTCTACAGTTATGGAGTTAGAAGTAATCGAAACAATCTCTTTTACTTCGTAGTTTCTTTCGTCCTGAATTAAAACACACAAACCACCTACGTCAAAGTTTCTGTAGTCTGTACTCCCAACTGAAACAGTAGTTCCAGAGCCGGGGTTTACTAGCGCAGTTGTTTGAGTCCTATCGCACCACCACGGTACTCCGAACACTTTATCTTTAGAGTGGTAAAGTTTTCTTTTTACATAATTATTCTCAGAAGAAGACATCGGTTGGAGCATAAAAGACATTGATCTCTCTGGGTAAGAGACTAGAAGAGACCGTTGCTCAGAACGATCTAAGGAGAATACTACATTATTTCTCCATGATCTTTTTATCGAAATACCTTGCTGCCAATCGGGAGCTAGGAATAAATAGTCTTCTGCTATCATCGAAGTACTCTTCTAACTGTTTCTGCTCTGGAACTTAGGATGTTTATTACTGCATCCTGTCCAGCACTAGTGTTTAAATAACGATCTAACTCAGATGGATCAGTAATGTTCATAATAGTAATTGGTTGTGGTGGGGGAGTCACTACCGGCTGGTTTGTCTTCACTCCCATAGAGTTTTTCTCGCTCATTACTTCACCACCAGAAGCATACCCTCGGGAGTACGCAGGAATTGGCACCGGAAGACGATACCCGCTAAATACTTCTTCGGGAAACAATCCCTTCTGAATCCCTGCCATCACTGATCTTCCGTATTTCTTTACTGCCTTAACAGGCATGACCCACTCTTTAGCAGTCACTTTAGCTAAAATGTTATCTGCTTTGTCGTGGGGAGAAGTACCTTTGATCTCTCCACCTTCTGCTACAGGTTGCGCCGATATTCTTGCTACTGCTGCTGCTCCCTGTATAAGTATTAGTGCGGCCATTACTTTACCCGCTATTGGGCCTAACTCCGACATTGCTTTCATAGCCGCTGCTTGTGCGTTCATTACTGTAACTGCTATAGCTGCGGCTTTCTCTGCATATAGAAATTCTTTTCTCTTCTTCCCCGTAGCTTCGTATAGGTCGGCAAATATCCCTTCTGTAGCACTAGCCATATCAGAGTACCATCCAAGTCTCTGTATAGTAGACTCTCGGATCGCATCTTCGGTAGCTAGAAGCATTGCTTCTTTTTGCTCTTCTTCGTATTTTATAATCGCAAGTTTATCATCTGTAGTATCTTTAAAAAGTATAAGCTCCCTTTCTTGCTTCAACCGAAATGCTTCTAGATCAGCGTTATACATGGCATTTAAGCCATCGTTGTATACTCTCATCCGTTGCATACGAAGATCGTGAAACTGCTGCTCCTTGTCATTCTTTCTTATTAATGCCTCTGTCTCGGCCTTATTGTACGCACTTGGCTCTGCCTCTATTACTCCCGCTTTTTCTTCTTTGAGAGCTTCTATTTTACCTTTTATTTTTATTACTATCGGGTTGCCTTCTACTTCCCCTTTGAAGGCTTTTAGCTTTTCTTCCAGTATTGCTATCTCTCTATCAATTGCTTCTGTCTGTAATCTAGTTATTTCACTAATGTACTGATTTGCAGATATTTTTCCTTTGTCGAAGTCCTCTTGTAAAGCATCTGCGTAGTATTCCGATCTAGTATCCAATGTCTCCTTATCGGATTCTAGTTTTGCCAAGTTTGCTTCTATGTGAGCATCAAGCTCTTCTTTGTCGTACTTCTTATTTATTGCAGCAATTAATTTTCTGTAATCTTCTTCTACTAGCCCCTTGTCTGCCATATTCTTTTTCAATATAGCTATCTCTTGAGCCTTCTCTGCTCTGAGTTTTTTGATTGGGTCTTGTTCTAGAGAAGTAATAATCTTTGCTGCTTTTCGGTTCGCATCAATGATGGTGTCTCTTACTTCGTTGGCATGTTTTATTCTTTCGTCTGCCGCGTCTTGACTAGCGTCTGTTACCTCCTGATCTAATCTCTTCAACTCCTTAGATAGATCGGTATAAGATTGCAATTGAAGACCATTGGAATTAATTACTTCTACTAAAAGATCATTCAGAAAATCATTTTTCTTTTTCGCGTAGCTTAAATCCAAGTCTGCTACTTTTTGGTTGTACTCCCACTCGGTATCGTACTCCTCGTCTTTCAGGTCTTTCTTTCGATCAATTGCTTTCTTCTCTGTATCATACTCTTCTTTTAATTGAGCTAGCCCCTTCGTTTTGATTGCTGCTATTCTTTTATCTAGGTCAGCTTCACTGTCTTTTCGAGCATTGTTAAGTTCTACTCTCTGTAAGTAAGCCGCTTGTGCCGTAGCCTTTGCAGAAGTACTACCTGTTCTTTGTGCTGCCTTAGCTGCTTTCTCCGACTTCTCTGCTGCCTCGTCGTATGCTTCTCCAAGCTCTCTGACTTTCTGAACAGACTCATCTAGTTCTTCTCGCAACTGATCCAAAGTCAGGTCGTCTAGATTCTCATTAGACTTCGCAGTTTTGTCGGACGCTTTTTTGATCTCTTCAAATTTATCTACTATTATTTTCGCGTTGTCTTCGGCATAACCTCTTACTTCGGTAAGGAAGAAAAGCATTTCCTCCCTACTAGAACTCATGTCGATTTCACCGAACTTATCAAAGGTAGCAATTACTCCCTCTGCTGCCCCTTTGATCTTATCCATAGCCTTTCGGTTTGCTTCTTCTTGCTGCTTGAAAACTCTATTTACTCCCTCCACTCCGTCAGTCACTAACGCCCACATAAGTCTAGCCGTTAAACCTACGGAGTGAAAGGTAGCGTTCAAAATACTAGCCTGACCGTTTAATTTTCTCCACTGCTCGGTCAGTAATTCGGACTGCTCCCTTAATGCTTCTAGCTGTAATTCCTTTGCTACTTTCTGAAATTCTTTTAATGCTCTGCCGCCGTCTGTTATCTGTCCGGTCAGTTCATTGATAGACTCTGCTGCTGCTGTCGCGGATTCTTCTAGCTCTTCGTGCTTCTCTGCTATCCTTAATAACTCCTCTCTCATTGCTTTGGTAGTAGAAGTATACCTGTCAGATTCTTTATCTAAATCCTTGATCTTATCCAGACTCTTCTCTATAGAAGAATTTACTGTATTCAAAGACGCTGCTAGTCTAGCGTTCTCTCTAATCAATCTCTCCGTTCTAGCTCTCCATTCTGCTACGGCATATACTACTGCCCCAATTACTGCTATCAATCTAATTATAGGATGCAGTGTAGAGAACCATCCCCAAAGTTTTACTACAAATCCAAGTAGACTTTTGAATACGGTAATCAGACCACTCAGAGCCACTTTAAAAAGATTTACTAGTCCAGTTGTAGTAGTCAGAGACGCGCCTAAAAATTGGAATCCAGTTTTTAACTTCCCTAGTGTACCTCCCAATATCGTGCCTACAGTAAGTGTCTCTCCCACTTTTACTGTTAGTAATGCCATAGAAGCAGCAACCGACGCTATGGCTAGAGCTAGCCCACCCATTGCTCCGGTCAGAATTACTACCACTGCTGCAAGTTTTACTAGCAGTGAAGTCAGCACCGGAAATTTACCAATCAACTCATTGACCCAGTTTACTATCTTTGTTACTGCATTAATTATAGCAGTCATTGGCTTTAGTAGAGGATCTCCAATAAGTCTCCTGAAACCATCTATAGCAGAGAAGAGTTCGATAAATGCTCCCTTTAAATTACTCTTCATCGTCTCTGCCATTTTCTCTGCGGCTCCTTGTGCAGCATAGTTGGAGTCGATCATTTTGTCTAGTTCTTTTGTGTTTGCCGTTACTGCTAATGCTCCCGCTGCTGCAAACCTACCGAAGATTTTATTCGCTTGTGCTGCTGTTAGTTGTGCATCTCCCAACTGATGCAGAGCATCTACTAAATCAAGTGTTCCGTCTTCACCTATTTTTATGGTGATATTCAAATCGTCTAATACTTTTTGTGCTGCTTCGGTTGGAGAAGTAAGACTGCGAAGCATACCTCTCATGGCAGTACCAGCCATTGATGCTTGGATACCGTTGTTACCTAGTACTCCAATTATTGCTGCGACTTCTTCTAATGGAATTTTAGACGCTGCTGCTAGCGGACCCGCGTATACCATAGCATCGGCCAACTGCACCATGTTAGTATTCGCGTTAGCAGTAGTATTAGCTAGAATGTCAACTGCCGAAGACAAGTCTTCTACCGGCAGTCTCATAGCGGATACTATGTTCGTTACCATGTCTGCTGCTTGCGCTAGTTCTACACCGGCAGCTACGGCAAGTGTTAGGGAGGGAGTAATACCTTCAATTACTTCTTGGGCATCTAGACCTGCTTGGCCTAAAAATACCATACCTTCTGCGGCTTGCTTGGCAGTAAACTCAGTTGTTCTTCCCAACTCCGCTGCTTTTTGTGTCAGTGCAGCAAAGTTTTCTTCTGCTCCTGATGTTACTGCTCGTACCTTCGACATCGACCTTTCAAAACCGGCTGCGGCAGTAGTAGCAATAATCAAAGGTGCAGACATGGCGGCGGCTAGACCGGAGAGTTTAAGACCTAGCGATCCAAACCCCGACATCTTAGCTAGTAAACCATCTAATTTACTTTCTGCTGCCTTCGTTTCCTTCTGAAAGTCTTTCATTCCATCGACGCTAACTTCGCTGGACTTCTTACTTTCTTCGGAAAGTTTTACAGTACTCTTTGCTACCTCATTTAACTGATCCCGCAAACTGTTTACGGTTTTGGATGCCTTGTCTACGGCTTGAATAAGTAGCCGAATACTTACTGTAGTCCCGCTGCTCTCTGGCATTACCACTGCTCCCTTCATTTATTGCTTCTGCTTGTCTTTCATACCGCTTTCTTATAAGTTCGACAAACAGAAGCAATTGGGGAATAGAGTACTTCTTTACATCGCTAAAGGTGTGACCTTCACTAATGAGCAGTTCGATGCTAGAGGCAATTACTTCGGAGAAGCTAGACTCTTCACCTTTTCGACTGCGCTGCTCTGATCTTGTGCTTCTCCTACTTCTTTCATTTTTTCGATCAGAGCCATCCACTTTCCCAACACGTTCTCATTGATATTCTGGGATATTACTATCTCCAAAATATCAGGAACATCACTAGCGGGAATGTACTTCGCGGGAATGTTTATGCAGTAAGGGATTATCTTTAATACTTCGCCTAGTGCTTTAGAAGCAATCTCAGAAGGTGGGTCGCCAGCCTCGGCATGTCGCATCAGTACACCGAAACTATCTGCTACTTTGGGAAGGTTTTCTAGCGAGAGAGGTTTCACTTCCACCTTGACATTACTACCTGAAAGTGAAACCTCCCTTATTGGGAAAAGTATTTCTAGTTCTTTAATGTCCATAAAACCCCCGTTATGAGTGTTCTACCCGAAAGTAGCACTCAGTTAACGCAAGTTAATAACGATGTCACTGAAGTACTACGCGGTCGTAGTGGTCGTAGTCGCAAATGTCACTGTAAAATATGGAGAAGTCGGATTGTTGGCAGTATCCGCGAGTCCTTCACCAGTAATACTCATCAAAGACCATTCATCGGAGATCAAATTCAGTGAACCACCGGGAGTCAATTTGCAACGGTGAAATTCCCAAGTCTCGTTGGGACCGGCAGGGTTATCGGAGACAAACTTAACGGAGTACTCCTTGTCTAGTTGAGTATTAGCAGAGATCACATTTCCACTAACACTACCTTTGAGATACATCGTCAAGTTCTGCACCGAAAACTCATCAAGATCGAAGTTCAGGTTGTACCCTGTTTCGAGAACTACTTTCTTGTCTTTCGTTCTAGTTCCAGACCGGGAAGAGTAATGATCCAAAGTCTCCTCGGTCACTTCACACTCAAACCTCGGAGAGTTACCTACATCATTGAGCGAACCGGGAGGTGAAGTTCCACTCCATTCAGCGAGAGAAACTACTCCACGGCCCAAGGTATAAAGGGTAGTACTTGGATTACTAGCAGGCATCTGTTAATCCTCCTTTACAATGCGTTAAAGTCTTCTATGTAACGGATAGTTAATACTTGTCCGATTCCAACTACGTTATTTCCTATTGGGGGTCGGTATACTCTACTGACTTCACTCTCTTCCAATAAGTTGCACAATCTACTTAGAGTAATACCGTCTTCAAATAATACTTTCCTGTTATACTTCAAAAAGGCAGTAATGTCTTTGGAAGTCATGCCTTTAGAGGTAGAAGCATACCAGCTCTCTAATACTATTTTAAACTCCTTCGTGTATATTGGAGGTTGTGATGCTCCACGGTTTTTCGTAGACTCCAAAGTAATTTCGGGAAACTCAAACAGGTTAACACAAGGCATTGCTTCTACTACTGGTTCGTCCTCTGGATTCTGGAAGACATACTTCATGTCGAAAGTATAGCCATTAGCGATCTTGATCGTGTTGATTCTACGCATTACTTCTGAGACTATACTATCTCTTTTCACCGAAGGCTCTCTCCCTTTACTACTCGGTTAATCAATCGTACTGCTGCTTCTTGAACCACTCTATCGGCATCTGCCTTGACTGATATTCCCTCTGGTGCCTGAGAGGAGTAAATTCTTCCATGATTAAAAACCGTTCTACTTCTTGGGTTGGGCCACGGTCTCTCCCCTGCTTGCGATCCATGCTCTAGAAACCACGATTGGATTGTAGGGTTCCCAAAAGAATATCCCTTCTCTACTTTCCTAACCGGAGTCCACGATCTTTTAGTAGTTCCTGCCCCGGCTCTGTTACCCACCGGAGTTGCTGCAACTACTTCCTTTCGCAGTCTTGCTGCAACACTTCTCACTACTTTACTTACTTGACCGGGAGTTAGTTTCGGCAAGTCTTTGATGCCACTTAGGTCTACGTTAAATTCAAGCATATCCCTTCACTTCCACTTTTACTATCAAACCAAAAACAGGATATATTTTCTTCACGGAATACTTCATACCATTTGACTCTACTATCGTGTCTCTTATACTTGCTTCTGTAGGCACATCGCCAAATTTAAACAAGTATACCGTATCGCCTGAACCTACTCCAAATTGACTTGCAAGACTTCCGGTGTTATTACCACCGAATTTACTAGCTCCAATTTCCTTCTCTACTCGTATAGCACTGATACCTGTATGATCGGTGTATGTGTCTTCATTTACTCCCAACGACTCATTGAACACAGAATCTTTAAATACTTTCCAAGTGACTATTGTAGTCAGGTCTGGATCATTGTATAGCGTTGGTAGTATAGAATTAACCGAATTTTTTATTTGGGAGAATAGACTCATATTGCTGCTCCGCTGAATCTCCTGTACCATCTGCCTAGGTAGGCATATACTATGTCCAGAGAAGACAACTTCGCTTTGTTGACTTGACTACTCTCGGAAGAGTCTGGAAAAAATTCTATGCCTAGACTTCCACCTAGTTCAAACATTTTTATTTCTTTCTCGGAAAAGGCAAGTGAGTCTAGCGTCATAATGTAAGTAATTACTTGGTATGCAATTTCGATCTGAGAATACTTTACTTCTGCCGGGATAGTGGGTGCAGTTCCTTCGATGTCGGAATACTCTAGTATATAGTCTTCGTCTTCTACTATATACTCGTAGTTGTCTTCAGTCCTCCACCATCGGGGAAACTCTAGCCTCTGGTTCCGACTAGCTTTTACTCCCCGCCACGGAAAGGTATTCATTAGCAGTGCAGCGATTTTTAATCTCTGCTCTTTCGGAGCCTCGTCTAGATCACTCCAATTGGTAGACAAATTATCTCCGTATACTGCTTCGAGATATTCATCTGCCTCTGCAACCGTGACGTAACTATCCCCACTATTGCTCCCAACAGTAGTATCAAGGGCCATATTACTTCTCCTTCACTACTATTACACAGAAGTAGTAGTGGTCGTGGAGGGCAGACCGGAATCGGTGAAACCTTCTACTGCGATACAGGCTTGCGGTTCTTCAACCTTGATGTCGCAACGCATGGTCAGAACGATGATAAGTACTCTACGCCTGATGTCCTTGTCAGTCTCAATCATAATGTCTCGCTGAATACCCCAAATGATATTCTTCGGGTAGGAGAGCCACAACTTATGATCGGGCATCATTGCTGCTGGTCGGACAGGTGTACCGTAGGCGAACATGGGAGTATACTTGCTGATTTTCTCGTCACCAAGAGAAGTAGCGCGGTCAGCAATACTATCCCTGTACTCCATCTCTACATGCGGAGAGACGTAGTAGTTCATCATGGAACGGTTGCGAAGATATCTAGTCGGCATGTGCTGGATGGCAGTTTTGAACAGGTCTTTGTCGATGTCCGTGATACTACTACCGTCGATTGTATTAGCAGTAGGAGTCAAAGACAAAATACCATCGCACAGGGCAAGGTAGTCATCGGAAGAGCCGGTGTCGCCAAGCACCATAAGTTCTTCCAAGTCAAGTGCTGCTCTCTCCGCGATCATGGACATAATGGTTTGCTCTAGTCCACCGCGTTCGATATTGTCTTCAAGCACATCGTAGGGGAGCCATACTTCTGCAATGATCTCTTCTGTTTCCAGTTCGATCATGCCAAGATCAGGCCGCGCACGTTTGGTAGCGTCGAGAGCAGTACCACTGGAAGGTGCTGCGCGAAGTATTCTACTCCCGAAACCGATCTTTTCGATCTTCCGTTTCGGTGCGCTCATTCGTACTACCCGGCACTCATTGATGAGTGTAGGCTGGTCGATAATCATACGGATAAAAGCATTTGCTTGCTCGGGATTCAAGTAACCACCGGAACTCACAAGGTTACTTACTGCAATATCAGCCTTCTCCACAATTGAACGATTGTCTTTCATTGCTTAATTTCCTCCTTGATCTAGTGTAGAAAGTACTTGTATAATTATAAAATCAAACAGTGGGACTAGTTAGACCGAAAAAGTACTCCTTGAAAAAGTTTCTCTTCTTTCGGAGTGTCCACCTCTTCTTCCTTCTCCGTTTTACTGCTGACCGTAGCAGTCTTCAGATCGTCAATCTCTTTCTTCATTTCATCGGTTTGATCTTTGACTTGCTTCTCTACTTTGCCCAGAGTCTCAATCAGCTTGTCTCCAAAATTGGAAAGAGCAGTATTGAAAGCACCGCTAAGATTCTGCACCAGATCGTCCATGCTAAAAGGAGTATTCCCCGTAGAAGCATTGTCGTCAGTCTCTTCTTTATCGGTCTCTGGTTCTTTGTCTTCGGGTTCCTTCGGTTCGGTCTTCTCTTCTTTCTCTTTCTTCTCTTCCTGAACCAAAGGATAGACTAAAGTCGGGTGATTTTCAGGATTGATAAAAGCGTCTGCTTTTTCTCCTGACAGGTTATTCAATACTACCTCTGCAAATGATCGAAAATTGTCGATGGCCGTCAGGATAGTACTTTTCCGAAAGTCAACTCCTGCGGTCTCCTGCCGCATGGCCCCACCTACTACATCTGCCATTGCATACAGTTCGGTGTAGAGATTGTCCAGAGTCGCATAGTCAACTGCTTCTTTTGCTTCTACTACCAAAGTACCTTGCTCGGATTCTCCTTCTTTCAGCGTACCCAAAACAACATAGACGCCATCAATGTCCTCATGCTTTACTACAGAAAGATTCTCTTCGCAACGATCCGCAGGGAGTTGAGGATAGGAAGTATACGTGTTGTACTTCTTCGCTTCTTTCCTACTCATTCCCTCTAGTGCTTTGGCAGTCTCGTCTTTCGGCAAACTGTTCTTGACCAAAATAGACTGCACCACTTTTTTCATGCCAGATTCCTCCTTTTCTTCTTTGAGGACTTTGAAGGGAGTTCTATTCGCACCGTACTTCACTAGCGATACAAACTCGACTGTCGGATCAGTCATAAAAACTACTTCGTCCTCGATGGTTGTGGTAATCGTTTTTACTTTCGACATTGTTTACTCCAATACTAGTCTGTGGCGATGATCCAACTCTTCTTCCGTTGCAGTGCCGTGAACTATCGGGTGGAAGTGCTCAAATACTACATCTGTTTTCCCTGATACTATCCCTCCTTCGCTATTGAAGTTGATTATGAACGTGTGTTCATGTGTAGGGAGTGGACCATCCTTTTCGCTCTTCTCGGTAACTCCTGCGACTTGCTTCGACACTTCCACTAGTACTCTAGCCGGGACTTTCTTAGTAGACCCATAAAAAGAAAATCCGTTCAGTTCGCCTGACTTAACGGATTCCCATATTTCAGGAGTACACTTTACTCCCATCACCCATGCGTCCTCTACAAAAGGTTCCCACCCTGCTCTAGCAACAAAACTCTCTACTACCTGACAACCGGACTCCTTTAGATCGTGCTGCACATCAATCTTGAATACTTTTCCACTAGCAAGAAAATTATGTGCTGCCTTCTCTACGTCTTCCTTTGTCATAGTCTCATGGTCAGTATCTATCCGGTATGGGATATATACTTCTGCATAAACTATGCGCTGCTCTTCTTTTGTAGTTTCTTTTTTAATACTGAAGTAGAGTTGATTTTCTTTGGCTTTCTCGGAAGTTACTAGTTCGATAGGCATACTACTCTCCTGTGCAAGTAACAGTTATAGAGAGTAGTATATATAAGGTGAGATTGGTTTACAATATAAATTCTAGTTCTTCAAAAATTTTAGTCTCTCTAAGCACTCCTTTGAATTGCAATGATTGAAGTAGTTCTCTAATTCCTTCGCATAAACTCTTTTGTCTTTTGTGACCGTGATCTCCCCTCGACCCACTTTTTTATAAAAAGTATTTCTACTGCAATCAAGGATTTTTATAGTTTCTTTAATACTATAGGTGGGTTTGTAGGGTAAGCCGACACTCGGAAGTACAACGTCTTTGAAGTAATTGGATTCCAATTTTACCCCTCATAAAAACTTTCTGTTGCTAGTAAAATTATTTTTTCAATTTGTCACTTTTGTACTAGTCTAACAAACAGGATTTTACTTGTCAACAAAAAATAAGGGAGACAAAGGCCGGGGAACCTTTACCTCCCTTATACTGGGGAAAGAATGGAGATATACCGTCAACACCTCACAGGGGGAGTTGATGGAATAATAGTACTATTATATTTTTCACTTGTCAAGCATTTTTATCATCATATCACCGCCACTGGTTCGTAGTCAATAGGTCTCTCGCGCTCTAGTTCTTGCTCGGTCATATCGTCAGGGTCCATTCTACCTGATATTACTTTTATCTGCTCAATGGTAGTACGTCTCATATTGTACTCCACTTTGATTGAACCTGATTCTCCGTCTCTTCCTTTGGTCAGTCGTAGTATTCTATACTGCACTTCATTTTGACTGCCTATGTCTTCCTTGCGCTCATACTCAAAAGAGAATACTACCGACGCGATCTGCGGTATGGCAAACCCACCGCCGACACCCTCTAGTTTGCCTGTCTCTTTTTTGGTGTACTGATAAGTAGCAATGATCGGGAAGTCTTCATTCAATGCCAAGTTTTTAAGCATTGATGCTACTTCCATGTTTCTCTCCCACCATGACGCTCTCCCCGTTGTCTGTAAGAGGTATGCCCCATCTACTATCAGTAAATCTGGTTTCATTTCCTTTGCTACTATTACAACGTCTTCTACCTTTGGAAACATACCGCCGGGGAGCAGATAAAAATACTTCCCACTGGATTCTTTAAATGTTGCTCCATCATCTATCAACTGTATCGCTCGGTCTCTAGCCCACGGAGACATTCTCCCCATCTTCATATCGGTAGTAGAGAATCTCCCTTCCATAGCTAAGGCTCTACGTGCTGCTTGTAAGTTCGGCATTTCAGTAGAAAGTACTAGCACATTTTTATTGTCTGCGTGTGCAGCTAATCCTATGCGAAGCGCTAGATATGTCTTGCCAACTCCTGTTTGCCCAACTACTACAACGTAGTCGCCGGATTGTGCTCCACCCGATACGGTATCTATAAAAGGAAAACCAAAAGGTATGCCGGGAATATCAGGAGACCTTTGAAGTAAATCATGCTTCTCTATTACTTCTCTCTGGACTTCTCTCAGGTCAACCATTCGCTTAGTAGAGTAACTCTCACGAAGGGCTAAATAACTACTTCCTATGACATCAATTGCTCCCTCTACTCTTCCTGACTCCAAGTGCTCCCTCACTCGGGCCATGCCTTCTCTTATGTCCTTATATCGTTTTCTCTCCTTTACTTCCTCTACCCAGTATGCTACAGGCTCATCGGTCAGTCCATCAAAAGTTAACTGATCTCCCAAGTGTCGGGCAACAGTTTCAACTCTAGGGTATGTGCCATAGTCTAGTATGAACTCCCTTATAAAAGAATAAGCATTTACTTCGTTATCTATAAAGTAATCGGGGGTTATACCTTCGTCGGAAAGAGTTGAAAAGTTTACTTCTGATGTTATCAATGAGCGTAGTAGTCCGAATCCTACGCTAGCCAATATCCTTATCTCCTTCTAGTGCTTTTTTGATTTCTTCTATAATGTCCGACAAATAACCTCGTGTCGCTTGTGATTGGTCTTTCAGCAAAGTTCTCTCTAGTAAATCCAAGAATAGTACTTCAAACTTCCTAAGCTCGCTTTCTCTTCCAGAATAAGCTAGCTTCATAATTAGCATACAGACATCATTGAACTTAACTACTAGCTCCTCTTTTATACGGAGAAACTCTTGGTCTATCTGCCCCTCAAAGTACTCTGGGTCCGTGAAGTAATTAGATTTTCTTACTTCACTTTTTATCTCTTCACTATGCCTCTTGAGATACTGATTGACGTAGTACTCCATTATTGCTTTTTGTACTTCGTTTTCGTTTGGTTCGTTTCCCATCTGATTTACTACCCCCAGTGTCTTTGCTGCGAATAATGACATGCTTTGAAGTAGGTCCAGTAAACAACTCATGCACTGACTCCCCGAAACTATCTGTCAGTCGCATGATAGTATTTATTCTTGCCTCTTCTGTAAGTGGTTCGGGAATACTTCCTACGAATAGATCAACCATCGTGGAAAGTCTTCTCTGCTTTCTTCGATGGAATATAGTAGCTATTGCTCCCCTCTTGAACTTCAACTGCGGATTGTGCGGATCGCAATAGCATACCATCAGCAACTCTGCGTATTCGATAATATCTCGCAACTCTCCATTAGGATTGTCTACTGCTTGTATAAGATCGTCTACGTCTACGATAATCGCTCTCTCGGTGGTAGTAAAGATGTAGCTAGCCATAACATACGAAAATAGACTTCGCATATAGATAGTAGAATCACAAACACATACGATCCAATTGCGGCTTTTCAGAGAGTACTCCACTAGTTTTGCTATCCTATTAATTGACTTCTCACTAGTCGGCTCTCTGTATACATCTGATCGTAGGTCGCAACCTCTCAACGAGAGGTATCCAACTGACCACTTCCATTTGTCAGAAGACAAATTTACTTCCCACGGAAGAACTACATTAATCATTTTAATTTTCCTGTTTAAATATTACTCCCTCGAAAACATCTTTCTTAGCCTGTTCCCACATACTACTACATATTGCAACTGCTTGGTCTTGTTCTCTTCCTTCCTCTATTAATACAGGCACACACCTTTTCATCCACTCTGATCTGCTCTCGGTGGTATTGGGTTTCGGCATTTTACTTCTCCCTTATTTTTCTAATCGTAGGAGTTTTAATTTTTCTTAAATCATCTCGTACTACCTTTCCGTCACGTATAACTATCACTCTCGGCGGTTGATCTGCACTAGATGGGAGATATGTACTAGTGGTGCTGACATAATCAACAGTAGAAGACACTGGCAGACCGGGACTCCTCTCTGTAGTAAAGCTCATTTCTCCAAGTTCTATCTCTGATCCGTTTCTGCCTATTGCTATATTACTTCTTATGCCTCGACACCTACCGACTCTCCTACGAACTGCTTGTATTTCTTTAACATACTCGTAGTACTCCCAAGCAGGTAAAAAAGACAAGATTACCCCAAGTATAATTAGAATACTTAACTTGTCGGGGAAGTGAATAATCCAAACGCTCTCTAGCAGTATAACCGTAAATATGTATTTTGGTTTTAATCTCTTCCCTCTAGTATACCTATAGAAACTAATTAATTTTCTGGCAACTTGGCCCATTTTTCACGAAGAAATTTTATTGCTTCATCCATTTCCTCTTCTTCTACTACCGGATCGTCTGCAAATGCTTTACCGGCAACAGCTAGGCCTAGTACTATTTCGATAGATCGTTTCAGCGTCATTTTCTTCTTTATCTTTACTGCCATGCTAATACTCCCCACTCAGAAGGTCTTCCATTTGTTTCTCATACTCTCTTTGTAAATCTTCTTCACTAGGCCCGAACTTCTTACGTCTGCTGGATGCTACTACTCTCTCTTGCTCTCGTTCCAATGGTTTGCAGTCTACTCTGCATTTTATGGATTCGATAGCATTAAGTATACTATCCCTTGCGATCATAAACTCCATAAGACTCGGACGATCGCCTAGCATTACTTTCTTGCCATTCAAAGAATAATGATCTTTACGCTTGATCTCTCCCCAAAGCCTTACTAGGTCGATAATCAAGTCGTAAAACTTCTTCTCTTCCCATCCATTATTCCTGCCTAACTTAATAAACCCAAGAAGCATATTCTCTACTTTCTTAGATAATGGATGCGGTTCTCCGTACCCATTGCTTCTAAACTCATTATAGAAAAGCCTCTTGAGTTTACTAGGTGAGGCAGGAGTAATAAAAAACACATCGTTTCTTTTACTCCTGCTTTTGTTGGATACCATCAATCCTTTTTTGATTGCTTCAAGTGTACTCGGTTTCATGCTATTTGAAGAGTCTCTTGCAAGTAGTTATGTTCCCAATCCAATGCTTCTTCTCTAGTGTCAAAATCCAATGGTGATGTCTCCCCACTAGACAGGAATTTTACTTTCCACTTTTTCACTTTATTACAGAAGTAAACATCGGACGCTCGGTTCACTTCAAACTCGCCTAGTGAATCGTCCATCTGCCTGAGAGTGTCATTGTATATGTGAATGAACTTCTTGCCGTCTTTACTTACTAACAGTTTATAGCTTTTCATAACTCCTCGCTATTGTTAATGGGGTTCTCTTCCCAATACTCGGGAGTAAATCCCCCCTCTACGGTGCCGGTGTAAAGAGCATCCTCTAGTCCTCTGGTCAGGCTAGTACAACCAGACCCTTTGACTCCCTCTACGACTAGCTTTACTTCTGACCCATCATATTTAATGTTTACTTTTATCGTTTTCATCGCTCTCCCTTTAGTATACTTGAATGGTTAGCTCGACGTTTCCCACTTGGTCTACTGCCTGAGAAGCAATTACTCCACCAAGCATAGCCGCTTCTTGCTTTGCTTTCTCTACCATGTAATCTCTGCAAAGTAGGTTTCCGTCGGACCCAATCTTTTCTACTATCGGGTTGTTCCAGTTGTCCAGTACAATGCCGTAACCGTCTGCGGTCTTTACTACTCCCGCCTTACCCTCGTTGTAATCCAGAATAAACTCTACTTTTCGAGTACCGGCAAAGCTACTCTGTAAAGTAGTAGACTCCACTGTTTTAATCCCCTTCTCTTCTACTACTTTTTTAAACAACTCCAAGTCCTTGATTGATCCTCTTCCTGTAGTGTAATGACTCATAATACTCTTCTCCTTTCCCTCGTTATTCGACCCTTAATTTACGAACTTTAGGTCTGCACATTACTTCCTCCGGTTTGGTTCTATCTGTTACCGTTACCATCTCTAGCAGTCTTCTTCGGGATATGAAAGACTGCCTAGAGTAAAACTTATAAGTATTAGAGTGCTTTCCGTACAATCTCTTAATCTCTTCTTCCACAAGGAATCTCCCAGTAGTAGAAAAAGAAAAATTAAGGTGCGGTATCTTCTTAAACCCCAAAGGCTTTATATCTAGTCTAGAACTCACTTCGGGACATACCAATACAAAATACGAAAAGTACTCCTTCGGTATTCCGAATCCTGATGTGCTTGTAAACAACTTCACTACTGGATAAGCTAGAGAATAACGATCTAATACCCCTCTGCGCTTCTCCGCTAACCCTCGTCTCAATGCTTCGTACAAGTGAAATTCTTCACCTTTTGAGTCGGTGACGTATAGGTGAAACTTGTACTCCCCATTGTTGTACTTACTTGAGCCTCCTTTAAAATTTACTTCATAGTCGAACATCTGCGCCTCTCTTTCTTGTCCTTGTCAACTGCTCGTTTTACTTCTTGAGATTGCCTCCTTCCGTAAGATTTCTCTTCTACTAGTATCAAATCTTTTCCTTGCTGCACGTAGAGTTTCCACGTTCGCATTGATATTAACAAATAGTACTCCCCACTTTTTAACCATACATCTGTCTTCTCTCTAGAAATACTCCACCCTCTTTTTCGGAGAGCGACTAGTAATAAGTTTCTAGATAGAGAGTCTACCATTAGGGTTATAACCTATATAAAAATTTTTGTCAATAGTTTTTTAATGACTACTCTTAGGAGTATAATGGTGATCTCCCGCTTGATGGCCTTCTAGTGGTAGCTCTACCTCCCTTACGAATAGGTATAGCTTTTGGTAGTATTTTAGGGGCGTACTTGAGACGATAACTGCTTTTCTTATTGCTTAAAGTATAAACAACTCCTGCAACCGAATCTGCTAAATCTTTACTTCCCCCTTCGGGGTGGTCGATCTTTCCTGTTATATTGTCCTGATCTAAATTAGGAAACTCTTCTAGTAAAACATTATTTACTGCTATGTATACTCTCTCTTCTTTTATAGCAAACTTGGTTTCGATGTAAGGATCGGGACTTCTATCTAATGATAGAATACTGCTATTGACCTGTCTACTTCTAAAATATTGTAAGAAAGTGGCCGATTGGTGCCTATCCATCGTAAGGTAGTAAATAGGCAAATACTCGCTAACTATTCCAACTAGCTCTCGCAAAGTGTTCAACTCTATCTCTCCACCGTCAGGAGGAAGTACTTGCAATGCGCCCGGTATTCCATAAATAGGTAATGCTCCCTTTGACTCTCTCCTAAGTTCTCCGGTGTCCTTATTGAATACCAATCGACTTGCAACTTCTTTACTTCCTATGGAATGACCAATTGCTACACCCGCAGCATCCCCACTTATTGCCAGATCAATATGTACTGCAAATGGCCCATGCGGAGATAATCTTCTCAGAAAGTCAATATTTATCAAGTCTTGAACTTCACTATTCACTGTAAGTACTACCGACTGCTCATTAAATATCTGATCGTCTCCATAGATCGAAGTATACTTTGAGAACGCAAGTCGTATGTAATTCTTTTCAATAAATCTACTAGTCTTTGTTACCGCGACTCCTGCAATATCTCTCAGTGATCCAATCAGGTCTCTATCAAATGCCGGTTTGTGTTCAATCGGTATTTGTATTAAGTTCTCCTCGTCTTCCTCTTCTACTACTTCTGGGCGATTGTCGTAAATGGCACCGGCAGAATTTTCACTAGGCTTTCTCACCCAAAACATTTTACCGCAGTACTTCTTCTTACTCAATGTTCCATCCTTATTTGTAAAGGATTCCCACTGAGCTAGATGCATAACAAATATATGCGGATTGTCTTCTGCTTCTTTCTCCTTGCGATCTATAAAATCGTCTTCATAGTTAGCAGAAGAGATTAAGTAAATCTTGCCGGGAAGTCTCCCAAGTCTATCGAACCGCGACTCCATACGTCTTAGGATGGTAGTATATAAAACTTCTGCCTGATCGTATTCCTGATCGACCGTGTTTGTTCTTCTCTTTGACTTCTTGACTTTAGACATGAAGTTCATTTCATCTATTACTGCTCCGAACACATTCATACCTAGAGCCGATGTATCTGCACTACTGATAGGCATTACTTCGATGCCATGCGGAAACTTCATAACCTTCTTGAAAGAAGGGTCATGCCGAAATGTTCTAGGGAAGTATCCCGATGCATCTAGTCTCCCACCGAACTGATCGAAGACAACTTCTTTTGCAAGTCTCTCGGTCTTCGACTGATGGACGAAGATGATTTTACTACCTGGAGCCAACTCGTAGTGTGACTGAGGGGAGTACAGGCAAGAGAGCTTGTATAGGTCATAGGCTAGTGACATATCAGAGAAGTAGTTTTTGCCGATACCGATAGCTCCGCCAAGTACTGCTTCATAATAGTAATTATCTGGGGAGTGTAATTTGATCAGATGGTCTAGTATTAATGGTCGAACGTATGCTCCTTGGTTCATATACTCCGGTGATTCCACGAACTCTACTATATCCACCGGCTCTCGTATATAACCTGTTCTAGTTAGTTCAATTTGATGAGATATGATCCTGAGAGCATCCTCTTTGGGAATACTACTCCCGTAGAGCACTCTCAATCCCTCAAACTGCTCTAGCAATAATTCGATTACTTCTACTCCTAGTCCTGTTCTCTCCGCTACGTGTCTGAGGAAATGAACTAGTGCATCAAATGTCACGGTATTGTCTGGATTGGTGTGTAAATGTGTCATGCAAGTACTTTTACCACTAAGCCCTTATAAAGTCAAGATATTTCAAACTTAAAAACGATCTCGACTCTGCCCGATACGTTGACGTTAACTCCAAGACTTTCGATTGAGGTTTTAACGGCATTTCTGATACCATCGGATATTTCCTGCATCGGAAATTCTTCTGGCTGTACCCTCACATTAGCAGTATGAGTTGACTCTTCATTGCCGGTCTCTTTCTCTCCCTCTTCTATTATAGATTTTAGTTCTGGATGAACTTCATACAAGATTGTTAAGTCTTCTGCCTTAGACCTCCCATAGTAAATTACATCTAGCTCCTCTGGGGTTAGCTCTCTGCCTACGGCTTTAAGTCTGTGAGTCTTTGCCAAAGTTCCATCTCCCACTTTTTTGGTATCTAGTAAATGCCTGAGTGGAGACTTACTGTATAAAGAGAAGAAGCGAGCTTTTATTTTACTTTCTACCGCCGAAGGATAAATCCTATTTACTTCCTTCACCATGTCCTCCACCGTGAAATTTCTACCACTTAGCAAAGCTCCAATTATTACCCCGGTTAGATCATGCCTACTTGCCGATGATTGCATTACTTGTTCCCATTGCATGTCGTTTATCTCCTGTCTGCTGTATATTTTGGTTGTGCTTTCCCTCTTGTGCGGTTTGTCTCCCTTGTCTTTTTCTCTTATAGGATACTTGTACTTGTATATTGGAACTCCAATAGATTCTCGTAAATCTGCTCCTTTCTCTTGTTTCTCTTCTTCGTCTAGATGACCCTCTAAAGTATCCACTTTTCCCTCGGCTGAGATGTACCTTATACCGCTACCTGATTCTTTTTTAATATCATTCATAGTTTTACTCCCTAGTCCCATATCCATGCGGCGAGACCGCACTGAGGACACCACATGGTATCATCTTCTCCCGATGGGTCCACTAGTAATTCTGCCGCTTTCCCTCTATAGCCGCACTCATTACAAATAAATCCCCAATCTGGTGGGTCTCCTTCTGCTTCCTCTGCCAAAGTGATTGCATCGCTAGGTGCGCTCATTTTTTATTTCTCCCTAACTTGCTTTAGCATAAGTTCGTTATACTTACTCATCAAAAACTTATCAAGGTCTTTGTCGTTCTTTTTGAACATTACGGCTAGTAAAGTTACAGCAATTACTTTATTCGATGGAGTGGCCTCGGGGTCCATGTCTGGTATAGTAAACTCTAGACTACCGTCTCCCCGAAGTACTAAAGCGCAGTCTTCTTTCTCTAATACTATGGTTGTTTTCTCTTTCACTTTATACTCCTTATCCATCGTTAGCCACCCATGCTTGAGTAGATTTAAAGCGGAGTACTGCTTGCCCATTTACACATATCCATACTCTGCCGTCTTCAGAAATTTGTACTCCCATATCGACATAAGTAGTGCCGACTTTGAGTTCTTTCTCTACCGATAAGAAACCCTGCAAGTGCATTTCCTCATAAGGTTCAATTTTTATCATTACTAGTCCTTCCTATTGGGATTAATTTTTTTGGAACCTTATACTTCAAAACTTTTACTTCTGACAATTTCTGCAAGTACTCATCATAAGGTTCTCCACTTCCTACTATTAAGTGAAGTCCGTCTCTCAAATCTTGGATTACATCTTTTTGCCTAAGCGCATCAGAGCATCTTATCTTTACTAGAAATTCCACGTTACCCCCTTCTCCCGAATTTAAGAATCACAAACAGTACTCCTATCGCATTCGCCGCTACAAGTATTACAGTTAACCATTCGTCCCAGGACATATTACTATTTTCTCCTTTGGATACTTCCTATTGTTCTCGTCACAAAAGTCTTTTACTAGTGCTTTTACTTCCCATGCATCAATCTCGGATTCTTGCAACCATCGAAATAGTTCTCTCCAACTATCGTACCGCCTTTTTGGATCATCTTCTTTCCTCATAAGTCTTCCCTCACTCTCTTGTATACGGGGAAACGCATACGCCCATTTGCTCCGTAGCCTTGAAATTCTACTTCGATTATTTTGTTGAGAAGCATAAAAGGATTTGCTTTCAATTCTCTTCTGAAGTCAAGGGCAAACCCACTCCCTACAAGACATTCGATGCCGTCGGCTTGCGTGACTCTTAACTTGGTTGGGAGATATTCGGTAGTAACTTCTCCGTTTTGCATAACAGTCATGTGATCGAATATTACTTCATCTACAAAACAGTCTGCTTGCACTACTGTACCGGAAACGTCTGACTTCTTTACTTTCAAAAGGTAATTGCTTCTCTTCGGGGTCAGCAAATTGTTTGGGTCTCGTAGCATGACTCCCTCGTACCCTTCTAATACTGCTGCTTCTAAAATTTCGTATATGTCTTTTTTATTGTTGTTTACTTCACCTTGATAGACCGTTTGAATAATATTATTCCCTCCCGGCAGTACTTGTCGCCTCGGAACTTTGATGTCTGTTAAGTTCTTTGGGTTTACTCCCATGCAACTCCCTACCAGAAAAACATGGAACTGTAAAGACTTCGCATCCACTTTTTTGTTAACGTCAGACATTACTGCTCCCTGTATTCTTTCAAACTTCCAACCGTGAAGGTATGCTTCACCTTCCAAGTAAGTAATACCGTACTTGTTGTATAACTTCATCAACTCTGGTTTCCAGTGGTCTAGCGTGTCTATCCTTCGGCCTAAGTACTCCTTTGCTCGACTATAGATAAACCAATGATCTCCATAGTAATAAGCGAATACTCGCATACCGTCTAGCTTGTATGACCATAGCCAATGATCTGTAGGGTATTTCTTCTTAGGGTTATACTTATTGGCAAGTTGAATTGGAACTACTTCGATTAGACCGGGGAGTGCAGTGTTTATCAGCTTGATATTGATTCCGACTTTGAGCGACTTGTTTACTACACCTAACAATGCCTCTTGATCTTCTCTTTTGAGGATTCTCATTATTTTAAGTACTGCTTCTTTGTTCTGCTTGCTGCTTTTAGACATGCTAATATCTTCTAACAATTGCGTGATCTGAAAACCCTCTTCTAGCAATTCAAGATCGCAGAAACCGGGTTCTGGTAAATCACTCTTTGAAATTCTTACATTGTGAAGTAAATTAGGATCGAAAGTCTCCCGAAGCAGTATCTCTATAAAGTCACTGTCTATGCCGTCCAATATAATTAACTTCTCGTTTTTACTGGTCGTGCTTTTTAACTGCTCTACTAGCTCAGTGAATCTCATGTGCATATACTCCTTTCGATAAAAGGTAATAGTTTCAGTTTGTTGATTGTACCTTAAATAAAAACTTTTGTCAACTATTTTTTATCGACTGCTTTTAAGGTAGTAAAGTTTTCAGAATTTTGGCACAAAAAAACCCACCCATACTTGGAAGTATAGGTGGGTAGTTATCGGGCGCTAGTAAATAAATTCTCTATGAGGGATTCCCAATGCTCTCCAACTACTTCTCAGATTGTGTACTACTGTACTCTTTTAACACCTGAGTCAGTCGATTTCGGTTTTTACTTCCTTCACGACTCTTCTCCAATAGGAACTTAATTTTGCTCCCCCACAAAAAGTGATCTCTCTGAGGTGTTATGATGTTAACATCTAGTCCCTCTGGGAGATCAAGATTCTTACTGAAGTAAAGAGTACCAACTACTTCTGACTCTTCATTCGCCACTGCGAATATGTGAAAATTTCTACTATCTCCGGTATATACAATAGTGATTTCCATTGTGCCTCTCCTTTACTAGTGATGTTACGCTATGAGATTCAATGTACGAAACGACTCCTTAATCACTTCTATGTAATCTGACAGTCCTAAGTACGCAAGGATAGAGACTACTGCCAAAATACCAAATACTACTACCATCAGGATTACTCCTTCTGATCTCATACTAGCCTCCTTTCTGATTGTTTAATGCAGTCAAATAAGAACTCAAGTTCACTTGAATACTTATTTGATGGCATTAAAAAAGGGGAGTCAACTAGACTCCCCTCTTTCTCTACCTCTTTACAATGACTACTTCAAATCGTCAAGATCCTCTGTAGCATTGTCTTTTACTACCTGGGAAAGCGCACTCAGAGAGTTTTGACCGTAGGGGTGTTTAAAAGGTTCTTTCAACTTCCCGCCGGTCACGACATACTCTTCCGGTTCAAATGTAACCGTCAAACCGTACTTCTGAGCATCGGTGATCCGATTCTTCAAGTTGTAGTTCATCATCCAACCGTTTGACTTCAAGCGATACTGAAAGTTATTCTTCGCTCTCCGCTCTGCGGCTGTACCTGTAGCAGCGGTTCGGACCTTCTTGGTAGAGATACCAAGCTCTTCCATTTTCTTCGCTGCTTCTTCTTTCGCAGCCTCATACTCCTCTTCGGCCTTTTTGATCTCGTCTTCTTTCTGCTGGGCCTCAGTAAGTATTTGAGTCTCCTCTGCTGCCAGCTCTTCGGCTTTCTTCTCCATCTCTTCTGCTTTC